ATTTTAAGACTTGCTAAGAAAGTCTCAGAGTCCATTTCATTTCCATCAGGTCCGATTAATTTACCAGCTCCTGTGTCAGCAAAACCACACATTTTAAGTAATATTTTTCTTTGGTTACCTGTTGGTGATGCAGAATCTGTTAATGATCCATTAGACCATACTTGTATGGTTGTAGCCGCTGTAACTGCTGACCATTGACCTTTAGAGTAATCAAATAATCCTGGAGGATCTAAATCTGCCGCACTACCTTCATAAAATAAATCATAAAGATTTTTTCCGAATGCTCCTGCGTTTGGTGAGTATCCTGCTCCTGGTCCTGAGTTACCTGTTCCGCCTGCTGTAGGTCCGTTCGGTGCTCCGATTGGTTGATAGTGAGTTCCAGACGCATTTGCCGTACCACCATTATAACCTTGAATTTTAGGTACAAAGAAGAACAATTTACCAATTGGTAAGTTCATTGCTTGTACAGATACTATTTCGTTAGCCAATAATTTAGAGAAAACTCTTCTTACGATAGGGAAAACAACTGTTTCAAATGCTCCATTGGAACCTTCAGAAGTTGCTTCGTTAATCAAGAAAGAAGCTTGGTTTTCATATAACTGTGCTACATTTTCTTTTAGGTGACCTCTAAGGCCTTCAAGGAATCCTAATTTATCCCATTTGTTAATTGTGTCTTCTTTGATAACTTTAAGGTGTTTTAACCCGATATTACCAACAAGACCTGATTCTAATAATGCTCCCATTTTTTTGGTTTTTTATTTTTTTTAGTTTATTTTTATTTTTATTTTATTTTTGACATTAAATCTTTCATTCTTAAGAATTGAGGATTTTCATATGTTTTAGATTCAATTAAATTAACCGCAGATCCCGATGTTGGGGTTTTTTGAACGGTTCTTTCAAATGTCTCATTAACAAAATGACTCTCTTTACCTACGTTTGAAAGTTCGTCTTTTACTACTTTATACAAATTTTTAGATTCTTTAAGTGTTTCAACGGTATCAAATCTTTTTAAGATATTAATTTTTTCTTGTTTTGTTGTTGAGTGTTCAGTAAATAAACGAGTGGCATAAGCCAAGTTTGAATTAAACACCGCAACTTCATTTAATTTATCTCTAAATACATTCAATGCGTTTCTGTACTCTTCATTTTTTTCTCTAAGAATTTGTAATTCGGAATTACTAACACTTTCATGAGTTCTAACTCTTAATTTAGGTAAACTTTTTCTGTTCGGACTATTTCTACTTCCATTACCTAACGTACGTGCAGATTCTTTAGTTTCAATTTTCTTAACAGGTGTGTTTTTACCTTTTTCCATGTTTTCACCTTCCTTATATTCAAATTTTGGTTTACCCATACCAACACCTCTGGTTCCTTGTTTCATTTTTGTTTTGAACCCGTCACCTTGGTTTGGTTTTTTATCGTATTTAAATTTTGATGAATTACCCATTCCAATACCTTTTGATTTAAATTTAGATTTAGATTCAACAACAAATTCGTCATCATCTTCATCACCAAAAAATAGATCTTCATCTTCATCTTCGTCTTCAGGATCGATTTCCATATTAAAACGTTCGATCATTTCAGGATCAAATATTTCATCATCTTCCTCTTCTTCTTCTTCATCCTCAAAATCATGACGATTAAATCGTTCCTTCATTTCAGAATTAAACTTTCCAGATAAGTGACTTTTATACGAATCTTCATCATCTTCATCTTCATCATCATCAGTATCATCTAGTTCAACTTCATAGATAGTTTTAGTATCTTTGTCTTCGTCTTCGTCTTCTTCATCAAGATAGAATTTATCATCATCTTGCTCAGATTCACTTAGTTGTATAACATACTCAACGTCGTTATTTTCATCAGATAAATGTATCATTCCTTCTTCTTTTTTTACAATTACCCCATCTTCAGGACCCATAGCTCTAAACACTTTTAAAACGTCTTCGGTCGATGCGTCTGTTAGGTCAATTGTTTCATCGTCTGCATCTAGGTCAAGTTCGTCTCCCATATCTACATCCAAATTATCAACGTCATCATCAGATACGTCAGTATCATCAAATTCGGCATCTACTTCAATCTCATCTTCGTCTTCTTGTTCGTTAAGAGATTCTTTTACTAATGATCTGATTTCTTCCTTCATTGTAGAAGCAAGTATTCCTTTTGCATTTTCGTTAATAACTTCTTCCAAATTTCGCATTTGTAAGAAAGTATCTTCAACTAATGATTTTTGTTTGTTCATTATAGTTTGGTTATTTTACAATATAAATAGTGTGGTTTTCAAAAAAATTCAATTTTTATTAATTTTATTGCAAAAAAAATGGAGATATTTAAAAATACCTCCAATTTAAAAAATTGATTAGTTTAAAATTTATTTAATTACTTCATCAATTTTACTTTCAGTTATGGATGTGATTCTCCAATCCATTGAGTAATGTTCATAAACTTTTGTTACTTTAGATTCGACATCAGTAGGGGAGTAACCCAATACTAATTTTTCTTCTCTAACTTTTTTAACTTTTCCTGATTCGTTATCTAACAAATCTGATGTGATCTTCGCCACAAAATACTTTTCTCCTTGTTCCATAGTTTAATTATTTATTATTTTTTTAAATAATCGGATAATCTTTTCATTAAGTCAAGCGATTTGTTACCAGAATCCCCAATATTTCTTTCAACGGACATCTTTTTTTCTTCATCTAAGTTTTCTTCATAATTCATTCTCTCATTTTTATCTAAGAATAGATACGCTCCAGGTGTTGATGGGGACGAAACTAAATCAAAACAAATTAATTCAAAATCTTCTTGAACTTCATTTTGTTCACCCACTTTTTTAAGTGATCCTACACCACGAGAAGAAATACCTAAAGTAACACCTTGTCGTAAATAGTTTGCTGCTAGATCCCCCTTTGTTGATACGATTCCTCTTTCATGAAATCCAGGACTTGTAAGTAATTTTAATTTCCCCAACAATACAGGACCCTCCCACCATACTTCAGTAATTAGGTGAGAAACTCTATCTAAATCAATTAAAGATGACTCAGGGTGATTAAGTTCAGATAAAGAAGTTCCTTTCTCTATCATCTTCTTATAATTTTCAGATTCTCTTTTTAATATTTTTTCAGGATATATTCTACCATTTCTATTTGGTGTATCGTATTTTTGTAATACGGCATAGAATTCAAATGGTTTAGAATGGTCAAGCATATTTCTTGACTCATTTAATGTACTTAAATTACGACTCTCATTTGGATTAATATAACCAGCGTCATATTCAATAAGAATTCCTTTTTTATTAGATTCTTGTGGACCTAAAATTTTATAACCGTTCATAGTATTTTTTTATTATAAATACTAAACTTTTTCGGTTTTTACTTTAATAGGTTTAACATTGCCTGTTTTTGTTAAATAAAATTTAAAGTATTCATTATTATATAAGATATCATTATATATTCCTTTTATAATTTCTTTTAATTTACGTTTAAGTAATAAACCTTTAAAATCCATTTCATTAATTAAATAAATATTTATTTCTACATTCATAAATGATTTCTTTTTTATTGATAGTCCACTTGTTCTAAGATCCGTATCAACAATAAACTTATCATCAAAAAAATTTTTATCTATGTGATTATATATTGAATGCTTTATAGACCTGTTCATATTTAAAACCACTCTTGCCCAATTTTCAACATCATATTTTGGTTCGACCCAAGTCTGTAAATTTAAGTAAAGTGATTTAAAGTTTTTGGAATCTACTGTTCCATAAGTAATTTTTGAGTTTTTGAATCCACTCATTTTTGCGGTTTTCCCTTTTTTCATTTGTATTTTTCATAAAAACAATGTTTATTTTATAAAATAATAAGCATTTATCTGATATATATCAAATATAAAATAAAATATAAAATTAATATATGTTAATAGTACATGTGAAAAAAAATGGGGGGATTGAAAGGGCTCTTAAAGAATTAAAGAGTAAGATAATTAAAACAAGACAAAATTCTAATTTAAATAAAAGAAAAGAATTTACTAAAAAATCTGTGAAAAATAGGGAAGTGTTAAATAAAGCCATTTATCGTCAAAAGTTAAAAGATAACGATTAAAGATTTTCATTTAATTGTTGTAGTTTAATATAACTTAAGGTATCAAATGATTCGGTGTTAATTTTTTCAATTGTTTCATCGATTCTTTTTATAACTTCTTCATCATTATCATCTTCTTGAAGTTTTTCTAACTTAGAAATTATTTTATCTTTTAAGGAATCATAGTTTTCTTTTAATTTATTTGTGTCGGAAGATAAAAGTGTTTTTAATTTTTTTTGGTCAGATTCACTAAGATTGGTAATATAATCTTTAATTGTTTTATTTGCAATGTTTACCATGGTATTTAATGGTATATTAATAGGTTCTTTTTTATCCTTTGGTGTTTTTGTTATATTTTCTAAAATTATTTTTTTACTTGTAATTTTTTCTTCTAATTTAGTAATACCATTTGAAAATAAATCATCAATTACATCATATTCATTATTATAATCAGATCCATAAACCCAATCTGTTATGGGTTTAATGTCCTTATTTGATATTTTATTTATTGTGTTTTCATAAATACTTATACTCTTATTAATAAATTCGTTAGCAATTGATTCACTCAATCCCTTGTTTGAATTTAATTCATCATAAAGATAAAAAAGTTTGGATATGTTTTTATTTTTTAAAACAACTGAATTAAATTTTAATATTTCAGTCTTAGTTGTGTTGTTTTTATACGACTCAACTAACTTATTTTCTATTTTTGATTTTAATTTTCCGAATCTCATAATTTTTTTATTATAAATATCAATCTCTTAGTAATTTGCTCAATTCATTTTCCATTGAACCTAAAGAATTTTTACCTTTAGATAAGTCAATGTACTTATCACCATAAATATCATCATTCTCTAATAGAATATTTAAATTATCATTTTTTTTATTTTCAGGTAATGTTTCTTCTGCGGGTGGTGCTGGTTCAGAAGGTTCTGCCCCACCACCAAAATCAGGTAACGAACCACCACCACCACTTGGAGGAGGGGCAGGAACATCTGATGGGGGATTTTCGGTAGATCCCGATTTAGTTTTATATAGTCTATCTACAATATCAAACATACCGGTATGTGTAATAACTGTTGCGGTATTCACCAATTCTGCTGCAACAGCTCTTTCTAATCTTTGTTGTTGAGTATCTAATTTAATATCTTCATCAGAGAATCCAAAAATGTGTTTCTTAGCCCAAGTTGCTGAGGTTGGTGACAATGTATTTGGTATTTCAGTTACCAAATCTTTATACAACAAAACTTTTTCTTTCCACACATCTATCATTAATAAATCCGCTTGTTTTGATGGGTTTGTTAACCCTAATGTAAAGTTTTGTAATTCATCTTCAAACCCTAAAATAAATAAATGTACAATTGCAATTTTATTCATTTCTGAAATCATTGCTTTTTGAATTTTGTTAATTGTTCTTGCAAATCTTATATCTTGTAAGGATAAATTTTTACCATCACCAACAACCTCCTCAAATCCTAAATAAGCTTTTGGAACCCGTAAGGCGGTAACCAACTTTTTTTGAATATATTCAATATCCGCAATTTCAGATAAATTTGTTGCTCCAGGTAAAGTTTCAATTGGCATTGTTTGAGTCACATCACGAACAGGAACAAAGTAATCCTGATCTACCGCCATCTGATTAAATCGTAAATCCACGTTACCCGTTTTGTTATCAACAATTTGGTCACGTTTAAACTTATTCGCAACACGTTGTACGTAAGCTTCAACGTCTTTATCATCCATATTACCAACAAACACTTTAAACACCCTTCTTTCAGGTGCTCTTGAAGTTCTATAGATTAACATTGCGTCTTCAGATAACAATAGTTGTTTCCATATTCTTCTTGCTTTTTCTAACATTGATGTACCATAAGGTAATTTTCTGTCATCTCCTAGTAACCTAAAATGGGCAACCTCCCAACTATTAAATTCCATATCTTTTACTTTCCAATGGAATCTTAATCCTTTATCTTTTGGGTCTACTTCCGCATTAATTGATTTTGCTGCCATACCTCTTTCCAAACGTTCTATTTCAATGTTTGGTAATTGCATACATCCAACAACACCTTTTTCTGAGTCTAATTTTAGATATACAAAATTGTCACCATATTTACAGGTATTTCTTGTCCACATTTGTAAATTAGTGTTAACATCTAACACATTATTAAATAAATCTGTTAATATACCTTTTACTCTTTTTGATTCAGAATATATTTGTAATATATAACCGTCTTGATTAGGTGTGGTCGACTCTTCAGCGTATATATCTAAAGCGGTGGATATCTCAGGAGTAAATTCCATTGATTCATAATCATAAAATGATGCCAGTCTTGTTGGTTCATAATAAATCGCTTGAGTATATAAATTATTTTCTATTTTTGCCCATTGACCCGACAAATACATAGATTGTTGTGCCTGTAGTTTTTCTTTTTCGTATTCCTGTTTATCGGTTGTTTTTAGTAATTCTTTCTTATCTAAAGAATATGTTGGCAAATCTTGACCTAAAAGTGAATTTGGTCCAAATGTTTTTGATAACCTTTGCCATATTGTAAGATTTTGATTGTTATTTTCCATATTAAAAAATTAAGTATAATGATAAATATCTAAATAGTTTGTCTTTTTACTTATTAAACCGTATTTGAGTTACAAATTTTAAATACTTATCTTCACCAACAATGATTGGGGACATATTTTTAACATGAACCACTAAAACTAAAAATTCCACTACTTACTGTGCCATAATTAGTCCAATCTGAATAATATCCGTCAGGGGCTAATGTAGTATAAGATATATCTGTGTAGATTCCTAACGCAAAATCCAAGATACAACCATTTGTTTTACAAGGAACACTTATATAGTATGTTGATTGAGTAGCCATACAAGCCATAAAACTGTCAGTTAAATCGTAACCCAATTGGACTTGACAACAACTAGTTAATACTAATGTATCACAAATTACTTGAGGTGAAACTGGGGTAACATTTGTGGAAGCAGAAAAAGGATTATAACATACAGTATATCCAGTAGTGCTAGGTCCACTTGTTCCACTTATTTGTCCGTAAGGGTAACAACATGAGTAATATGAGTATACGGTGTCCTTTGGTATAGTCCCTTCAACACAATTAACGGGTGTTTCAATTGGTGTTGGTGTTGGAGTTTGAGTATTTGTTGGTGTTTGAGTATTTGTTGGTGTTTGAGTATTAGTTGGTGTTACGGTAGGTGTTGGTGTTAAAGTTAATGTTGGAGTTTGAGTATTTGTTGGAGTTTGAGTGTTAGTTGGTGTTTGAGTATTAGTTGGAGTTTGAGTATTAGTTGGTGTTACACTTGGTGTTACGGTAGGTGTTGGTGTTAAAGTTAATGTTGGAGTTAGAGTTGTTGTTACACTTGGAGTTACAGTATTTGTTGGAGTTACAGTATTTGTTGGAGTTACAGTATTTGTTGGAGTTACAGTATTTGTTGGAGTTTGAGTATTTGTTGGAGTTACAGTATTTGTTGGAGTTACAGTATTTGTTGGAGTTACAGTATTTGTTGGTGTTGGTGTTACAGATGGACTTGGAGACTCTCTATGTTGATCTGGTAATGACCCTCTTTTATTCGAAAAGTCTATATCAAAAATCTTGGCGGTCAATATATCTTGACCAGGTACAATTAAACTTGATCCACCCATTATTTTTCCCGATCTTCTCCTTACACTTAATCCCATTATATTTTATTAATAAATATTATCTACCCCCAAATAACCAACCGTATTTTTCGTAATCACCTCTACTTGGTCCACTATTATTTCTTCTTGAGTCATGTCCTATATTTGGCATTGTTGGGTTAAAATTAATTATATCCTTAACAGATTCATTATTACTTATGGTCCAAGACTCAATCATTGATTTTGTATGTTCTGTTACTTTTTCTAAACTTGAAAATGATGACTCCCCCACGTATAATGCCATGGCAATAGACATAATTAAATCATCGTGATGTCCTTTTTGGTGATCAGGTCTACCGTTTATATAAACAAAAGTATTCATTTCGTTATATAGTCTAGAACTATACATTCTAAATCCGTGTCTTAAACCCTCCTCAAATGCTGCAATTATCTGTACTCGTTTAGAATTAAAGTTAATTCCTGGTATTTTATCTACCGTTCTTGATGCCGACCTCCACATATTATTTTGATCAACACCATCAACATAAAGATTTTTATAATCAAATTCTTGTAATTTACGTACGGTTGTAATACCCATACCACCGGTGATATCAACTACAACAAATGCTGAATACATATTTGCCCATTTAAAAGCAACCTCAGCCAACGTATCTGGCGGAATTTTTCCAATATATTCTAACACCTGTTCTCTTGTGTCAAAATCAACAATTTGAATTGTACTAAAATCCTCACTATCACCACGAGAGACATCAACACCCATAATATATTTGTGACCAACTTCCGCCTCTTTCCAAATCCATAATGAATTTCCCATCATTTTATTTTGGGGTTCCTTTAACATATTTTCACGAATTTTTTGTAACATATTAGAATCAAAGACATTATCTCCAGATCCTAAAAAATTACATTCCAACTCTTGGGATACTTTTCTCTTATCGTATTTAAGTTTTTTTACCATACCCTCAAACCACGAAGAACAAGCTTTGTATCCTGTATCCATAATTGATTTTAGTTTAACGTAATCTCTTTCAACAAATGGGATCCCATCCCAACTAATAATATTATCATCAGTATACTCTTCTTTATTTAACAAATAATGAATAATATTCTCTGTTTTAACTAAATATAAATCTTTGGTATATCTTGGATCTCTAAACCAATACATTTCAGAAATTTTAAAATCATTGATATTTCTTAACGCTTGATCATATATCTCATAATAAATTTGGTCATAACCATTTGGTGTTGAAACCACAATTACTTTACCCCCTGTGGATAGGGATGCCATACAAGCCGCCCAAAAATCACTATCAGCCTCAATAAATGCTGCCTCGTCAAATACAAGTATTGTGGGGGTAAATCCACGTAAAGCATCTTTTGATGTTGCAACCGCCTTCACTTCAGACCCATTATTTAATTTATAATGTTTTTGTGCGTTTTTATCTACAGCAAATCCAATACCGACCCAAGCGGGCCATTGAGAAATAAACGCCCTAATTTTATTTGCCATTTCTTGAGATGTGTCAAGTTTATTAGCAATAATAAGAATTTTTTCAGGTTTATTTTTTTTTTGCAAATGCCAATTTTTTTGATGCCCAAGCGGCGGTTACAGTTGTTACTCCGGCTTGTCGATATTTTAGGGCAATGTTCTCATTATAATTTTCATAATCTTCTAATAATGATATTTGATCGGGAAATAACTCTAACGGTACGTATTGTGAAACCGTATTATCATATGTTTGTAAGTAAGTTTTTAATGCGTAAGTTGTGTCTGTCATACATTTAACATACTCTAACATTACTTGTTCTTTAGATAAACCCATAAAAGTTTTTATTGATAAATATCAAAACCCCCAGTTATTTTCATAAAAGGGGGTTTTTAGTTATTTTAATAAATTATTAAAGACCTAATTGTTTAAGAATGTCATCATCATCATCATCATATCCAGGCTCATCTTCATCATCATTTTCGTTATTAAATTTATCGTACTGACTTTTAGCATCTTTCAAAATTTCTTCAAATTTACGTTTTGCCTTATTATTATCATTTTCATTGTCAGAAACAACATTTGCAATTACATTTTTTAAAAATTCTTCTGCAGGAATACTGTAAAGAATTTTTTCAAAATAAGGTTCATATTTTCTACCGTCAACATCCATTAATTCATAAGGTAGTAATGTTCTTAATTTTCTAACTAACTCACCACCAACTCTAAATTGTGCTGGTTCATTTAACATGTTATCTGTTTGTCCCATAATATCCTGAGCCATTGATGGGTCCATTCCTCTCCATTGTTCTCTTGACGGAACCATTTTAAATGATTTGTCCAATTCATGTAATAAAATTGGGAATATTTGACCATTACCATAATATGTGTCAACATCATTTTCACCATCACTATCATCAAATTCTTCGTCATCATCATCTTCATCATCACCATCTAATTTACCCGAAGCTCCAGCAGCATTACCACCCAAAGTATCGATTAACTGTTGATCAGTAAAATACATTAAATCATTTGCTGACATAATTTTATTATATAATGAGTATAATCTTGGATTAATTTCATCTAATCTATCTTTATATAGTTGATAAGCAAATTGACCTCTTTTACCGGATCCTTGGATTAGTGCGTTAATTACATTACGTTTTTCAATTTCAAGTTGTCGTATTTCATCTGGAGTTAACTCATCTACATCAAATGAGAAATTTGCCGGTAAGTCCAATTTTTTATTTTCTTTTGGTTTCATTTGAAACGATCCGGGGTCAACAGGTTGTTCACCTAAAAAAGTTAACATGTTAAAATAAGGAAACTCATAAATAACCCCCCCGTTTTGACCAGGTT